TATCATTCTTTGTGCTTGTCTGATTCTACCTGCTTCAGTAAAATCCCAATCATTAAACATCTTTCTAACTTCATCTGCATTAAAGTAAGCAATTTTTTTCTCTGCTATTAACTTCCTTGCAAAGGTACTTTTCCCTGATCCAGGTAATCCAAATATTAATATGTTCATAGCTTTAAATTTTTTATTTTATTTATAATTGTTTGAGGTATGTATCTATATACATCATAATCTATTTTTTCAACCTTATTAGTTCTGATAGTATGTATGTTTGCTGGTAATACATCATCATTATATCTAACGCCATCAAATTCAAATTGATTAAAATTATGTGTGTTTACTACTTCTTGTTCTAAATCAAGAAAAGAAAAAAGTCTATTAATTTGATTTTGTGGGTTAAGTATTAAATCTTCATATTTGATAATTAAATAATTTTCATTGTTATCAATTATATTTCTTACAGAAATTACATTATTATTTATAATACCTCCCTCACAAAGTAATTCATTGCATCTATTTTCTGGATCGGTTGGGTTTTCTGTCTTAATAAAAGACGCAACACATTCAATGATTGGTCTTAAAAGTAAAACAAATTTCCTTTCTTTAAATAAATGTTGAAGCATAGGTAAATAATCTTTTCTTCCCCAAGCAGATCTGTCTAATATATTTGGAGCATTTACTGTAGCGTAATATTCATTAAATAAATTTTTTGCACATCTATCTAGTGCTTTATGATTAGGAAAATTTTTAAAAATTAAATCATTTTTACTTTCAAAAAAAGATTTTAATAGAGTTGGTAAAATACTGTTAGGGCTAATTTTTAATTGTTTACTTTGATTTACTAAAGCACTTAATAACGTAATGCCTGATCTAGGTATTGATGTAAGAAAATAAAAATTTTTATTTTGGTACAATGATCTTATCTTTTTTATTATTCTCTTGTAATTCTCGCCAATGCCAATTACTTACCATACTTATTAAACTTGAACTAAGTTTTCTTAAACCTTCTTTATCTAAAAAAATTTTTCTTTTTGTAATTAAAGTAAAAATTTCTTTCCAAGAAAATTCAACATCACAAGTTTCAGTTTTTTTATTATATTTAAATATCATTTAACTTTCATAACAGGAGGCATAGCCCACAAATATCTTTTATCTTTATAAAACTCTTTATATTTACCATTTTTATCTACATAATGCAAGAAACATTGTGAACAAAAATCTCCTTTAAATTCTTCTCTGTAATGTTCTAACTCTATGCCTAAATAAATAACTGCATCGCCAGGATTTAAATTAACAGGATTATTTTCCATAAAAATAGGCCACATATCATTAGATGACGCTAAACATACGGTAGCTGAAATTTCGCAAGATTCTCTATCTGAATGTTTTTTTAAAGAAGAACCATAAGTATATACTCTATAAAAACTATAAGTAGGTAACAATTCTAATCCAGTAATTTTTTGCATTTGTTCTCTTTTAGATAATAATAAACTTTCAGTAAATGGGTCTCCGTAATGAGAAGGAGCTTTAGTGTGGTCTTCACTAATTTTATCTTGAATTCTGTGTTTTATAATTGTATAGTTCTTACTTAATTCAATTTCTTCTTTAGTTAAGAAATTTTTAATTAATTTATATTTAAAATTTTTTATTGTTTCCATATTACAACAACCAACTTACAATTGAATACCTAGTTCCTTTAGTTACAGGTTTTACAGTATGGGGATATAAAAAAAAACTTGGCCACATTATAAGTCTTCCTGGTCTGTTATCAATTTTGTATTCTTGATTATTTAGGTAAAAACATAATTCACCTCCTTCATAATCATTATTTAATAACAAAGTTGTACTTATGGTTCTTGGTGCATTACAGCAATGGTCAACATGGTAATCATATTTACCATTATTTTCATACTTCAAAAGTAATATTTCTTTTACCATATCAATTGCTGAATATGGAAAAGCTTTGTGATATTTATTCCAAAAAGTTGATAAGATAATATTTTTTAAATGATGATAAAAATAAACATTAGTTAAAGATTTATTATGTCTATTAAAATGTAATTGATTTGCTTTTCTTTTTTCTGATAAAATATTTGTTTCACCAGCAATTACTCTCGCTTGCACAAAATTTGAATCTGGTAATTGCGAATGATAAGATAGTATCCTACTTAATAAATTTAAAGGAATAACATCATCAAAAATTCCAATATAATCTTTTAAACTGTCTTGTTCCATAACAAGTGGATATCAAATTACTACCCTACTTGCAAGAGGTTTATGAAAAATAATGATTGTGAATTTATATATTGATTAAAAGTTTTATTTAATGGAAAGTTTATAGTAGTTGTATCTATGCTATTTAAAGTAGTTAAATACTGTTGTACTAATCCTAAAATAATTGGTTTAACTTTTTTTGCATTTAAAACCGCTTGACAAAATTCTTTTCTACTTTCAATATGTTTATCAAACTCTTCTTTTTCAAGAGGATTAGGTCTAATAAAATCAACATATGTAATTTGATCTCCATTAATACTTTCTATTTTTTTATTTTCTGATTTTAAATTATTAAAATCATCAATAGAAATTGTTTTAATAATGTAATCATTTTTAATAATATTCAAACTATTCAAATGTTCTTCTGTCTCAGCAATTCTGTAAAGATCAGAAGATGTCAAATTTTCTTTTTTACTAAAAATTAAATACGCCATAATTAAGGTCCTATGTCTTCCATTATTACCATAAAGCCATAACCACCAGATCTTCCTGATTGATATGGAGGGTACTGTGCTGACTGCCCACCATCACCATCCCTTACAAGTGCTGATGGTCCTGAAGGGGGATTAACTCCTCCTCCTGAGCTATAAGATACTTCATTTGAAAACCCTGGTACACCTACTGCACTTCTTTTTTGACCCGATGGGGCAGCTGGATATGCCTCAGCAAATGGACTATAATCTACCAATAAATTAGTTGGATTTGCTGTTCCTGCGGGTACAGTTGTTGGACTTCCCGATCCTGGTCCTCCACTTCCTCCTGTTACTGATCCAACATCGGTTAATGATGTGGTTCCTCCAGTTCCTCCTGAAGCGTACTGACAAGGGCCATAAAGTCCTGCGTCTCCAACTGCGTAAGATTTTGTAAATGGTTGAGTTATGCTTGTTCCATAAAGTCCTATACCTCCTGCGGCTCCTCCTAATTCAGGTGGGGCAGGGCCTCGACCACCAGATCCTCCTCCACCACCACCTATAAGAAAAGCTAAAATTTTTGTGGTAGCTGGATTTGCTGTAAAACATCCTGAAGCAGGTCCTCTAAGCACTACTGTAGGAACCATACTTGCTCCTCCTGCAGTTCCTGAAGAAGCTGCTGTAATTCTTCCGTCAGCATCTACTGTAATAGATGCTACCGTGTATGATCCTGATGTAACCCCTGTTGAAATTAATTGATCAGGGCCAACAGAGTTGGTCGCTAGTTTAGCAGCAGTGATTGTTGAGTTTGCAATTTTATCTGCAGTAACTTGTAATGCAGAAATTTTTGCAGTTGTGATTGCGTTGTCTGAAATTTTAGCAGTAGTAACTTGGTTAGCAGAAATTTTAGCTGATGTAATTGCGTCATCAGCAATTTGAGCAGAACCAATCGTTCCACCTAAAGTATCTAATGCGATTTCTTTTAAGTCTGTTCCATCAGAGTAAGCCGCTACGATTTTAGCTTCACCTGCTGTAAATCCTGTACCACTTACAGTTTTAATCGTTAAGTTTGTTACACCTGTAACTGCAGTTAAATCAAAAATATAAAATTTTTCTATTCCATTTGGAATAGTAACTGTTGTTGCACCTGTTAAAGTAATTGATGCAATTTTAATTACCATGTTTCGTGCATTTGATAATGCAGCGTTTGACATTACTAAAGCAGTTGTAGCTGAGTCTGTAATTGTTACAGATTCATAACCTGCAATAGCTTGTTGAATTAAATTTAAATTTGTATTTGTTTTATCTCCCCATGTACCAGCGTTTTCGCCAGTAACCATAAGTTCGAGAGCTAGATCTGTAGAATATGATGATGCCATATGTTTTTATTTTACCATTATTATGCAGCTAAATCAACTTCGGTCCAAACATTGTTTACACCTAAATCAATCTCTGCCCATGCAGTTATATTAGTAGTACCAATACTTGATGTCAAGCTTATGCCTGTTAAAGGTACTATACTTGTTCCTGTAACTGTAACAGAGCCGATTCCGCTTGTTAATTGCTGTCCTGTAACTCCCACTATTTGTTGTGGTATTTCCGCAGGTGTGCCTAGGCCCATAGTCATAGCCTGACCTGTTACAGATTCATTAGTAGATTGTACTAATGTTATAGTGCCTAAAGTTAATGAAGCTGATATGCCTGTTACAGGTACTTCTTGAATTGTGCCACCAACTGCTTGTCCTACACCTGTCGTTAAAGACTGTCCTGTTACAGATACACTAGCTGTTCCTGTTTCAGTTGTAGTTCCTTGAGTTGAAGATAATCCAGGTTCACCTACGAATACAAAGATATTTGCATCTATTTGTATAGATTCTTGACCTTGTGTAAGTGTTAATAACTGTTGAGAAGCAGCTGTTACAGCTACATCAGTAACAATTGATACTGAACCTATGCCTGTAGATAAAGATTGCCCTGTAACTTGAGTTGAATAATTATCGCCCCAAGCAAATTCACCCCACTCACCACGGCCCCAACCTTCTCCTGTTAATATTGTTTCATCAATAGTAGCTGTGCCAATAGATGTAGATAATGAACTTCCTGTAACTTGTTCTATTCTACCTAGAGCAATCGAAGTAGAACCAACAGAGGATGTTAATGAAATTCCTGTTACTTCAAAAGTAACTCCAATATCAATCGAAGTAGAACCAACAGAGGATGTTAATGAAATTCCTGTAAGATTTACACTTGCATTAGCTTGTGTTGTAACCGTTCCTGAAGTTGTTACAACTCCAGTGACTTGTCCCCATGAAGCTTCAGACCAAGCGTCTTCACCCCACGTAGTAGTAGAGCCAGGTGCAGTAACGTTAACTGTAATGTTTGCCACCTGGCCCTCCTTTTAGTTTATGATATTCTCAATATAGCTGCTGAAGTTGTGTACGCAGGGAATTGAATTGTAAATGTTCCCGCAGTTGCAGTTTTATCAGAACCAAAATC